TACACCTTAGACGTTAATCGAATATTCGATAATCTATACAACGAGGAATGACATGACAGTTTCTAGCAGCGTAGATTTTGAGTTAGATGTAGCCGAGTACATTGAAGAAGCTTTTGAACGCTGCGGTTTGGAAGTTCGAACGGGTTACGATCTTAAAACAGCCAAGCGGTCTTTGAATTTAATGTTAGCCGAGTGGGCTAACCGCGGTTTAAACCAATGGACTATTTCTCAAAGAACCGCGACCCTAACACAGGGGACGGGAGAGTACGCTTTATTGCCGGATGTTATTGATATTCTATCTGCGGTAATCCGCAGGGATAACATTGATTACTCGTTGCTTAGACTGAGCAGGGAAGAGTATCTAACCATACCCGATAAGTCTTCTCAAGGGCGACCAAATCAATTTTTCTTGGACCGGCAGGTAACTCCCAGTTTAAAGCTGTGGCCCGCGCCGGAAAACTCTACTGACGTGGTTTACTACAACGCTCTTACGCGTATGGATGACGCCGACACATACACAAACACGGTGGACATGCCCTTTCGGTTTTACCCCTGCCTAGCTGCGGGATTGGCGTATTATATTGCTATAAAACGGGCTCCACAACGCGTTCAATTATTAAAAGCGGTATACGAAGAAGAGTTTGAACGCGCTATGACAGAGGACAGGGACAGGGCTTCGTTTAATGTTGTACCTCAATATCAGTATTTTAGGACGGGATAATGGGTAGCTTTGCCAGCGGAAAAGACGCGTTTGCTATATCGGACCGTTCAGGGTTTCGGTACAGGTATAGGGACATGCGAAAAGAATGGAACGGCCTGTTGGTTGGAAAGGATGAGTTTGAGTCAAAACAACCTCAACTAGGCCCCTTTAGAACCGTTTCAGACCCGCAGGCTTTAAAAGACGCGAGACCAGAACAAAACTTAGAACAACAAAGAAACATACAGTATGGCTTTAACCCTGTGGGTATGAGAGATAGTTTTAACTTAACGCCAAATGATCTAATTTCCACAGGTTTAGTCGGCAGCGTGACGGTGGTTACAACATGAGTTTTACATACGCGCAATTAAAAACTGCAATACAGGATTATACCGAAAACACAGAAACGTCGTTCGTTACTAATCTTCCAGTGTTTATACGAACTGCTGAAGAGCGCATTCTAAAGTCCGTTCAGCTAAGTCTGTTTCGTAAAAACGTTTCAGGTACAGCGTCTAGTGGAAACAAGTTTCTTGAAATGCCAAGTGACTTTTTAGCGCCATATTCGTTAAGTCTGAGAACTGTTACGGACCCAGTAGCCAGTGGGAGTGATTATGATTTCTTAGAGTTTAAGGACGTTAGTTTTGTTCAAAGCTATACGCCTGATCCCGCCACTACAGGTGTGCCGAAATATTACGCTACATTCGACGTTAGCAACTTCATCTTGGCACCCACGCCAAATGCTAACTATACCGCAGAGCTTCACTACCTGTACCGACCCGCAAGTCTGACCGCAGGCGCGGATAGTGGCACAACGTGGTTAAGTGATAATGCTGATTTGAGCTTGCTGTATGGTTCGTTAATTGAGGCATATATTTTTATGAAGGGTGAGCAAGACGTAATGGCGATGTATGACAAGAGATTTCAGGAGTCTTTGAGCGGCCTGAAGCTGTTGGGTGAGGCAAAAGAAACTACGCAAGATTACCGCGTTGGTCAAGTTATTAGGCCAAAACAATGAGTTTTTTAGCTTCTATGGACATACCCAAAGAGCCTATTGTTACGGTTCACACCACTAACAATCGCGGTCACACGCCCGAAGAAATTGCGTCACGTTGCGCAGATAGGATTGTTGAAATATCTGATAACGCTCATCCTGCGATACAAGCGCAGGCACGAGAGTATAGGTCGCGCCTTGAGGCTGTATTGGTAATGTATATGAAAGAAGCTATCAAAAGCGATAGAACTACAGTATATAATGCAATTAAAGAGGCAGGCCAACCCAGCCTTGCAGAGCTTATAAGGAGATTATAGATGGCTATTAGTCAGGCAATGTGTACGTCTTTCAAGAAAGAACTATTAGAGGGTGTGCATAACTTTAAAAACAGTGGTGGAAATACTTTCAAACTGGCATTGTTTACAAGTTCTGCAAGTTTGGGTGCCGCAACCACTGCCTATGCCAGCAGCGGAATAAACGAAGTTGCTGACGGAAATGGTTATTCTACGGGCGGAAACACTTTGACCCGCGTAGACCCCACGACAAGTAGCACGACAGCTTTCACTGATTTTGCTAACACTACCTTTAGCAGTTCAACTATAACGGCGAATGGTGCGATGATCTACAACGACACTGCGTCAGGTGATCCCTCTGTAATTATTTTGGCGTTTGGCGGAGATAAATCTTCTACGAGTGGAGATTTTACAATTCAGTTTCCTACGGCTGATGCCAGCAACGCGATTATCCGCATAGCGTAAGGAAATATCACAGTGGCTATTACGTTAGTAAACAGGGCCAAAATGTCTACCAGCACTACGGGTACTGGTACGATTACGCTTGGGAGCGCCTTAACAGGTTTTCAGACATTTGATGGGGCTGGTGTAACCAACGGTCAAACAGTCAGGTATGTTATAGAAGATGGCGATAATTTTGAAATAGGTTCTGGGGCTTATACTACTAGCGGAACCACGTTGGCCCGTGGCGCAACAGAAAGCTCAAACTCTGATAACGCTATTAGTTTAAGTGGTAGTGCAACGGTCTTTATCGCAGCGGTAGCAGCAGACATTTTTACCAATGATGGTAGCAGAAGTCTTACTACAACGGGCGTCATCACAGGTGGTACGGTTGAGGCTACAGCCGACACTTCTGCGGGTGATAATGCCGCTATGGGCCATACCAGTGTCGAAGGGTTAATCCTTACAGGGCAGGGCAGCACTAACGATGTAACCATCAAAAATGACGCTGACGCAGATGTTCTTGAAATACCTACTGGAACCACGAATGTCACAGTGGCAGGCAACATGGGCGTTGGCGGTACTGTTACGGCTACAGGAACTAGTGTCTTTGCTAACTTGGATATTAGCGGAGACGTTGATGTTGATGGAACATTAGAATCTGACGCTATAACATTAAACGGCACCGCAGTAACCGCCACCGCGACCTTAAACACGGGGATTTCAAACAACAACGTGCCTAAATTTACAAGCGGTGTTGCCGACAATGACTTCTTGCGGGTAGATGGCACGGCTATTGAGGGTAGGTCAGCAGCAGAAGTCTTGTCTGATATTGGGGGTCAAGCCTCTTTAACTTTTGGCATCTCAAATACAAACGCTGTAAAAATTGACAGTGCTTCAGTTGCAGATGATGAGTATGCAAGATTTACAGCAGCCGGTCTTGAGAGCAGAGCAACATCAGAAGTCTTGTCTGATATTGGGGCAGCACCTGCGGCTGGCAGTTCAAACGTTGTCACAACGGGCGCGTTAAACAGCGGCAGTATTACGTCTGGGTTTGGTACTATTGATACTGGCTCTAGTGCAATAACTACAACGGGAGCGATTACAGGTGGCAGTGCCGTAATTAACGGATTACCTAGATTTTCTAGCACAACGAGCGACAGTGCTTTTGGTCAGGTTTCTTTTGGGAACACGGGCGCTAGCACCGGTAGTCATATTATCGCTACGGCAGATGCACAAATAAAATTTCTGAGCGGTGCGCCACTAGGGGCAAATGCAACAGAACGTATGCGTATTAACGCCAGTGGGAACGTGGGTATTGGTGATACTAGCCCTTCCACAGCCCTTGAGGTAAATGGAACAGTCACAGCCACAGCCTTCGCTGGTGATGGCGCTGCTGTAACTGGTACGGCAAAAGCCTTTGTAAATTTTGACGGTACGGGTACTATAGCAATCCGTGCTAGTAGCAATGTTGCAAGCCTTACGGATAACGGAGAAGGAACCTATACCGTCAACCTCACAAATAATATGAGTGATGCAAATTACACGTCCTTGGGTAGTTCCGCTGATGATGGCACTACTGCTACCAGAACAATGATGACTAACGTTGGGGTTGGTAACAGTGCAGGCTCCGTTAAGATAAGGGTAGAAACCTCCAGTGGCAGTGCTGTTGATGGCAATTATTGCGGCGTTGCAGTTCATGGAACCTTAGCATGACCAAATATCGTGTAATATATGAAGACCCAGAGCATCCAGAGCAACCCGCCTGTGTGCTTGTCCCTAGTGACAACTGGCTTGAAGAAGCCAAGGCTGGGCTACTGCCCCCTATCTCAGTTTATTGGGCATTGCAAGACGATGAGCAACAGGCTATTGCAGAGGGTCGCCACGACACCTTCAAGCATGACCCAGAGAAACATTTAGCACAATGGTCTGCACCTCGCATTGGTCCCCTGACTGAAGAGGAAGCTATTGAGTATCTCATTATGAAAGACATACCCCGTCACATTTGGTCGGTGGAGTACAACAGACCAATGTTTAAGATTGTTAAGACAGCAGATGTACCGTCTGACAGACAGTTCCGTAATGCGTGGAGGTTAGCAGCATGACAAAAACTTTCATTAAGATCGGTGCAGTATCTTATAACGCCGCAGACTACACAGTCCCAGCGGAACGCACATTCCGCAATGCTTGGGAAGCTAATGCAGACACGGGTGTCATCTCTATAGACATGGCAGCAGCCCGAAACATCTGGCGTGACAAGATACGTCAAGCTCGTACAGAGCCTCTGGCTGCACTAGACACAACCTTTATGAAAGCATTGGAGACAGGGGCTGATACCACACAGATCACTGCTGACAAGCAAGCCCTGCGTGATTCCCCAGCCGACTCTGCTATTGACGCAGCTTCAACACCCGAAGAACTAACAGCGGTGCAGCCTGCTGGCTTGACGGTGGTTTAATGCTTGGCTTTTACCCACTAGCAGGAGACGCGATAGCAGGGCAGGGCGGTGTTTCTGTTTCTGTTTCTGTTTCTGTCACGGGCATAGCCGCTACGAGTGCAGTTGGCAATGAAAGCGTACAGACCGATCAAGTTCTAGCTGTCACAGGAATAGCCGCCACGAGTGCAGTTGGTAGTGTTGTTGCTTCAATACCTAAGACGGTTTCGGTTACTGGACTAGCCGCTACGAGTGCAGTCGGCAATGAAAGCGTACAGACCGATCAAGTTCTAGCTGTTACGGGCGTATCTGCTACAAGCGCAGTCGGCATTGTTACCTTGTCTACTGACCAAATACTGTCTGTTACGGGCGTATCTGCCACAGGAGCGGTTGGCAGTGTTGCCTTATCTACTGACCAAATACTGTCTGTTACGGGCGTATCTGCCACAGGAGCGGTTGGCTCTGTAAGTATTTGGTCAGCCATAATCCCTGATCAAACGCCGAATTACGCTACGATTACACCGTCTCAAACTTCAAGCTTTTCAAGCGTAACGCCGTCCCAAACCCCTGTTTTCTCTACGATCACACCTTCTCAGTCGGCGGGTTATTCTACGATTGCACCGTCTCAAACCCCAAGTTGGGTAGAGGAAGCTGCGTAGTTGATTAAATCCCTGCGCGGTGTTAGAAACTAATTAGGTATTTGTAAGGAAGTCTCATGGCTACATACACTAGCGCCAACGCAATTAAAAAAATATCTACTGGTGATGAATCAGGCACATGGGGCGACAGCACCAACAACAACTTTGATATTATAGACCGTGCAGCCAACGGCTTTGTTTCGATTGCTTTATCTGGCACTTCTTACACATTGTCGTTGTCCACTACGGCGGTCCTGTCTGACGGTCATTACAAGGCTATAAACTTTACGGGAACTCCGGGCGGTACATGCACCGTAACCTTAGAGCAAAACAACAAAGCTCGAATGTACATGATC